CAAATGCTAGTTCAAAAGAAAAACGATCTCTTCTTCAAAGAGCAATTGATGCACACTCACACTCTACTTTTATGAGAAGAGAGGGATTTCTGCCCTTTGATTATTTTATTCCTAAGAAGAATGATCCTAGAGGAAGATATGGAAAATCTGCTGAAGGTGCTGAAATTTTACTTCCATCTTTCGGTGGAAAAATTGATGTTGGCACAAAATATGGTGGTTATGGAAAAAGTGCAGAAATTTATAGTGGAAACAAAATGGTTGCTTTGACTGGTCACGGTGATACTAGATATGAAAAAGGTGGTTTTACCAAGAACGGTCCTCATATGGCAATGATTGGTGAAAAAGGTAGAGAGTTTGTTATTGATGCAGATTCTACTGCTGCTATTGAACAAACTTTTCCGGGATTTTTAAGTGCTATTAACGAAGCGAAATATAAAGATGCAATAAATGTCTTAAGAAATTTTGCTTCTTATGAATCAGAAGCACCACAAACAATTTTTGTTCCACTTCCAGAAATGGCAGAACAGGGTATGGTAGATTCTGAATATTCTGGTGGTAGTATGTTCATTAGTGGTGGAGAAGAATCTGATCCATTTAGTTCCCTTTATATTGGTGGGTAAATAATATTAATAGGTATTAAGAAATGGCAAATCCAATAGTTTCTAAAAGTTCGGAACCATCTTTTATAGAAAGGTTTGATGTCTATTCAAATAAAGGTGGGACATCAGTGAGTGTAGTTAATGGCGCTGTTCGTTTAATGTACTATGAAAGTATATTGCAAGATACTGTGAGGATTACATACACCTTTGCCGATGCTGGAAACAATACGATCAGCAATAAAACAGCATTGGAAGGATTGCCGATTGTTGGACAAGAAAAAGTTTCTGTTAAATTTAAAGATAACAACGAAAATACTTTAAATCTAACAATGTATGTCAATAAAGTTACACCTTTAAGTGATGATACAACAAAATCTATGGTTCAACTTGAATTAGTTTCTAAAGAATTTATATTGAATGAAAAGGTTAGACTTAACAAGAGATTTGATGGAAATATTTCGGATCATATTAGAAAAATTTTAACAGATTCTTCTTTTCTTGGAACTCAAAAAAAAGTTGATATAGAAGAAACTTCAAACTCTTATAACTTTATAGGGAATAATAGAAAACCTTATTACGCAATGAATTGGTTATCAAAAAAAGCAGTTTCCGCACAAAATCAGAAAAAGGGGGATAGTGCAGGGTACTTTTTTTATGAAACTTCGGAAGGATTCTTTTTCAAATCCATAGATGGTTTACTTTCTCAAGAGAAAAAAAAGTCAATAATCTTTAATCAATCTCCAGACTCAAAAGGAGAAAACATTCCTGCAGGATATGATGTGAAAGCAATAGAGTATTCAAAAGATAACAGAGTTGATATTCAAGAAAAACTCAAAATGGGTGCTTTTTCTACAAGAACAATTCTTTTTGATCCTTTTAATTGCTTTTATCAGGTGATTACTCCAAATGCTAAGCAAAAAGAAAATGCTTTGAAACTTGGTGGAAAGGAATTGCCAAATTTAAATCCAGAGTTTAATAGAGAAGGAGCAAATAAAGAATTTTCTCGGACAACTTATTACTTAATAGATAAAGGATCTTTGCCATCAGGAAATACGGAACAACAAATTAGCAAATCAAAGGATGAAAATTTTGAATATAAAGATATCTTAAATCAATCTATAATGAGATATAATCAATTATTTTCTGTTAAAAGTACAGTTACAATTCCTGGTGATTTTTCATTACATGCTGGAGATGTTGTTTTTTGTGACACTAAACAGCTTTCAGGTGAAGATGAAGAAATAAACAAGGAATATGGTGGTCTATATATTATAGCAGATTTATGTCACTACATTTCACCAAAAGAAACTTATACTAAACTCAATTTGGTAAGAGATTCTTTTGGAAGAACTGGTAATCACACCTCTGGCAAAATACCACTATGACTGACAGAACACTCCAACAACATATTAATGATGATAGAAATGAATTAGATAATCCAAATACTAGTGGACAAAGACGTAGACATTTGGAAGATGAACTTGATGCCTTAGAGCAATATCAAAATAATCATCCAGATGATAAGCACGATCCAACATCTTTAGAGTTATATTGTGATTCTCATCCCGATGCACTTGAATGTAGAGTATATGATGATTGATAGATAATGGAAGGTGGATCTCTTTTTAACCCAGGATTTTTAGGCGCAAATTTTAACTGGTGGATTGGTCAAATCGCCAATGATTCCGCTTGGAGGGATAATATTCTTGCGGGAAAATTTGAGAGTAAAGATCAAATACCTGGATGGGGAAGAAGATATAAAGTTAGAATTATAGGACTTCACGACAAAGAAGAGGCAAATATTCCTTCAGATCAACTTCCTTGGGCACAGGTAATGTATCCTGTAACTGGTGGCGGTGGACAAGCACATGCTTCACAAACTGCAAACCTTCGTCAAGGAATGTTTGTTTTTGGTTTTTTTATTGATGGGCAGGATCAACAAGTTCCTGTTATTATGGGAATTCTTGGTAATAATGCTCAGACTGCATTAAACACTAAATCAGGAACTGATGAAACCAATTTTGCTGCGGTAAGTGGACATGCTACTCCATCTGACAGAAATAAGGATCCAAACATAAGAGTTCCTGATGAAGGATTAGTAATTAACAAACCAAAAGCACAAGAACAATCGGAAGAATGTTCTCCTGCTCCTCCAGGAGTTGCTGTAAATCAATTTGGGTTGCGTGCTGATAAATCTTTATCAAAATCACAATTTAGAGATCAACAAAGTGCTATTGCTGAAGCTGATGCAAGAGGTTTAACTGGAACTGAACGCAGCAACTTTATTCAAAAAGCAGTTTCTGACGGTATCAAAGCAAGATGTCAGGAAGCAAATTCTCCAACATCTCCATCTCAACCGGGAGCTACTAAAGAAAACGTAGATGCTGTCCATGAAGTATCTAAAGCAGATGTAGTAAGAAATGAGTATTACCATAGAAAAACCGCAATACTTTCTCCATGTGACAGAGTAGGTTCTGCATTAAAAGCAATTCAAGTTGCTTTGGAAAACTTGACCAAAGATATTGATAAAATACTAAATGCTGCGGAAAGTTATGTTGATGCAGTTTCAAACATTCTCTCTAGCATACAAAGTTTAATTGCAAATTTTGCATGTGAAATTGCAAAATATATGAAAATTGTTTTTAATAAAATAATGGAGTATGTCTTAAAGACAATTAACAAAGGATTAAGTCCAACAGTTAGTGCAATACCTCCCAACAAAAGATCAAAATATTTTGATATCAAAGAACAAATTACCGAATTAATTACTTGTCTCTACAACAAGATAACTAATAATTTATGTGGACAAATACAAGCATTTTTAGATAAACAATTAAAACTTAAATTACCAACTAACACACCAAATCAACAAACATTAAATCCAAAAACACCAACTACTCCCATTTGTTCTGTAGAAGCATTAACAGGTAATATTATTGCATTGAATTTGCCAGTAATTAATACGGAAGTCAATGGTATTTTAGATAATGTAAATAAATTTTTATATGATATTCAATCCGAAATTGGAGAAGTATATGATGTTATTGGGTCAGTAAAAAATTTAATTGGTGGAATTAGTGGAAGTATAACTTCTGCTTTAAAATTTGAAAATTTGGCATTAAATATATTTGGTTGTGATTTAAAAGCAAATTGTCCGGCATCAGATTATTTTTCTATCCAAAATGGAAGTGGTGCCTTAGAAAGTTCACAACAACCAAGAGTAACAGAAGTTGATGATAAAGCACAAAATCCAACTGATACTATATCTCCGGTAAAAGATAAACCATTTGCTCAACCTGGGCAAAATGAACCAGATTTAAAACCATCGTAGAAATATGTCTTTCAATTTATTTGCATCACCCACTCAAGATGATATTAAGGTTGGATACGTTGATCCTACTTTGGGATACGTTGAGGACGTAACTATTTGTGAAGCTAATTCTTACGCAAAAGACAATCCTGGAACTACCTTTATTTTTAGAGATGGTAATAACATTATTAGATATTTAAACATCAATGAAGTTAATGGATTGACGGTAAATGACTTAAAGGCAAACAAAGAAAGTTGTGAAGGAATACAAGTATATAAAGAATGTGGACCACCGACAATTCAATTTTTTGGTGGTGGAGGAATAGGTGCAGCAGGAAATCCAATAATTGGTGTAGATGGGTCACTGCTTGCTGTAGATGTTGTTAGAGGAGGACATGGATATGAATATGCCCCAATTGTAGCAGCAAAAGATCCATGCCAATTTGGTAATGGAACAGTTTTAACAGCTATTCTTGGAGAAACTGCTGATCAGATAGAAGTTTTTGAGGGTGAAGAGGATTATGAAGAGTATGAACTTTGTGAGGATACTGATGTTGGATATGGATTGAATTATGGTCTTGATGGACAAGTTTTAGGAAATTGGGAACCTGGAACCTATACAAGAGTTGGGACAGATCCAATAAAAAGAGAAATTGAAATATACCAAAAAGCATTAGAAAAACCTTTCTGGACAACAAGAAAGTTTCCAGCAGATAAAATTAATACTTCGGAGACAGCATTATATTCAAATCCGTTTAATGTAACTCACCCAGAGTGGGGTGAGTTTATGAACACATATGCAATTTCTCCAGTTAAACCATCGGAAACAACTGGTAGTGATGAATCTGGAATAACATTTTCCATGGAATGGGAACAAAATTTTCCAATTACCGGAGAATATATTTTTAGAGGAACTTGCGATAATACGGCTATTGTATACATTGATGGACAATCTGTAGGTAAACTGGATAGTTTTAAATCTAATCCCAGAGCAATGCAAAAAACCATTGAAGAGGGAAATCATGTTATCAGAATTGACCTAACAAATGCGCCAGTGTATGAAACGATAACGACAACGACACCAAATTTGATAGATGTTGATTTTAAAGTTTATGGAGCAGGTGCATATAAAGACCTTGCATTTACTTTTACTTCCTCAGATGGAAAAGATTCTTTTACTATTAAAGGGGCGCAAAAAAATAAGGAAACAAGAACAGAAACTATTAAAATTAGACCAAATGTAACATATAAAGTTAAAGCAATAGAAGATTCAAAAAAACATAAATTTGTAGAGCAAGGATTGATTAAGAATGGGTCTAAGGCAAAGGAAGCTGGGCTTGGAACATCGGATAAAATCTTTGCGGATTATACTACATCAGGTAATGATAATGATGATATACAAATTACTGTTTCTCAAGGAACTTTTACAAGTTCAAATAAAAAGCAACTAAGTGAAGGAAGAAATACATATGATTTAAATTTTAAAATTCCTAGCAATTCTACTAATACTGCAAGCACTACTACTAGTGTTGAAGTAATATCATCAAAGTCTTGGCAACAAAACCCAATGGGGGTTTCAATGATAATTGATGCACCATTTCCACCAATTCCTCAAGAACAACCACCATTACAAACCGGAAGATGTCCACCCAATCCAATTTGGAGTACCAGATTTCCCAATTCATCTCCTAAATGGTATCCCGTAAGGTTTACTGAAAATAATTCTTGGAGTGAATTTATGAACAGGTATGCCATATCTCCGGTTTTACCTCTGAATACTCCAGGAAGTGATCAATCGGGAACAAATTTTTCAACTAGTTGGCAAGTGGATTTGCCATACGCAGGATTTTATGGTGTTAAGGGCACTAGAGATAATAATGGAAGATTATTAATTGATGGAAAGGAAGTATCAACTTTAGATGGATTTAATGTCAGTAATCCAAAGCTAAGGAAAGTTTATTTGACAAAAGGAAGACATACAATTACAGTAGAAGTTTCAAATACGCCAGTAACTACTAGTTCTACTGTTGATACAAAAATTTTTAGTACTCAAGATTGGAGATCTTCATTATCTGGACCAACAACTACAACTACCGCTGCAAATATTAAAGCAAAATTTATTTTACAGGGAGCAAATGCATATTTGCAAGTAGATGGTTCTGGATCAGGTAATATTTCTTTTCAAATGGATGTTAATGATAATCCTTATCTGTATGGATTGGCAGCTAAAGAGATTTTTATTCCCTCAGATTCTGGTGGAGTTAGATTGAAAAGAAATCCTATTTCCGAAAAAGATAGTGATAGTGGTAATTCTAAATTTACTGGAGGAAAAAAATATGGGCCAATTCAAATTGTAGGGGCAAGTCCTTCATCTAGAGGACCAATTGTAAATAACTCAAATGTTCTTGGTATTAGAGACGCAGATGGAGATGATCAAAATATTAAAATCACCATAGGAGATATCAAACCAGATCAAGTAACAAGTACTCCACCATCTACAGGTGGAACTTCAGTAAGCCTTTCAAAAAATGGAGTAACTTATACTGGACCATCTTTATTTGGATATATTGATTCTAGGTGGTCTAAGTATATGAATGAGTTTTCTGTTTCGCCTAAAGTTTTTAACTCTGCGAGTTCTCCAGAGAATCCTGTAATTGGAAAATATACATTAACTTGGAAAAATGTTAATTTTCCTCAAAATGGAATGTATAAGTTTAATTTTCAAGCAGATAATAACGCTACGTTGAAAGTTGGTGGAAGAGAAATATTTAAAACTTCTGATTTTGTTGGAAATAAAGTTCAATATACATTTAATATCACTGCAGGAAAATACGATGTTGTTATAGAACTAGAAAATGTAAAATCGCAAAATGGTGGCCAAAATGAATTTATTTTTGAGAAAAACCCAATGGGCACTGCACTTTTTATTAGTAAAGATATAGTTTCAACATCAACAAATCAAACCCCTTGGACAAACAATCCAATGGCAGTATCTGCTATTCTAATTCCCCCTCCCTGCGCGAAAAAAATAGGAGGAAAAGGTGTTGTTGAAAAAGTTATCGTAAATGATCCTGGAAATGGATATTTACAACCAAGTGGAGAAGGAACATACACAACAACTCTTGTTTTAGATGAAGTAATTGTGGAAAATCCAGGAATAAATTATAGATGCGGTGAAGACCCTATTCAAATAACTCCCAGCAATGGTGTAGTTCTTGATTATGTTTGTGATTCTTTTGGTAGAATTTCTGAAGTTAAAGTTTTAAATCCTGGAGTCGGATTTAATGTTTATCCAGAAATTACAATTCCTTCAGAAACAGGAGTAAATGTAAAATTTAGACCTGTTTTTAGAGTTATAAGAGATCCAATAGTAGATATTCTACAAGGTTTAATAGAACAAGAAAAACTCATTCAAGTTACTGATCTTGTTGGATTAAAACAGACTGGATATGTTGAAGGTAGAGCATATTATGGTGCTGTTTATTATGATGAAGGTGCTAGATATGCTGGATATTATAAGACTGTTGGAACTCAAGTAAGAGTTTACGACACTCTTCAAGAAAGTGTTACTGCTCAGGTTACTACTCCTGCAAGTGCTATTCAGAGATCTGGTACTGATGTTACAAGTAATGATCCCAGACTCAATATTCCCGGAACACCAGAATCTACCACAGAACAGGCTTGATAAAACTTTATTAAATAATACTATATTGATTTTCTAATAAGAATGCCAACATCCCAAAATACTTATAATACAAAAGTTGGAACTCCACCTAAAGCGGGTAGAGAAGAACTTCTTGCGGGCAATTTATCAAAAAATAACACTTCAAAACAAAATTATACTGCAGTAAGATATGGTAATGATCATGGTTCAATAAGTTTTGGGCATATTCATAAACAAGGTGACGTAACTGCAGGAGCTATGCTTCAGGCATTTGATGCAAGACATTCTATTGTAATGGATAATGATGGTCCAAGAGCAAAATGCACTCAAATTACTGCTCCTAACAGAGTTGTAATTGAATCTGGTCAAGATTCAAAAGAATCTGAAGAAACACTTGTTATTCATTCTTGGAATGGAAATATCGCAATTGTAGCTTCAAATGGAAAATTAAGACTTCAGGGAACTGATGTTGAAATTATAGCAGTTGGTGAGGGAGGAACAAAAGGAAATATTCAATTAACTGCAGATACTGGTGCAATTAAATTGGATGCACAAAAAGTTTTAGCAAATGCTAAATCATTATTGAGATTAGCATCTCCAGGAACTGTAGAACTCTCAGCAAACAGTCAACTATCAATCTATGCTTCACTCATTCGTGGAGTCACTGATGCTGTTGCTAATAGAGATTCTAAAGTAGGTGGAAGAAACATTCAAAGAAAAAACAATAAGTAAAGGAGAGAAATTATGGCATTTTTAATGGATGATGTTGCTGCAGGTGGTCAACTTATATGTGGGGCAGGAACACCAAAAGCACTTGGAATGGGTGATTCTAAAATAAGAGGATCTGGATTTTTTGAAGGTCCATTTCAAGTAGGAAAAGCAAGTGACCATTCAATTCCGAGAGCAACACTCTTAATTGGAAGACTTGCAAATTCTGATGTTGGGACTACATTATATTCTTTATGGTGTAGAGCTTATTCTAGATTTCAAAGTTTTGTGAGAGTAGACACTCTTTTAAAATCAACTTTTATTGAAGCAAAAGTTGTTAGAACAAAAATTCTTCAAGCATCAATTAAAAACTTTGTAATTCCTCACCCAACAAAAGAAGGAAAACAGTTGGTTCATACCTGTTTAGAAGGACCAGAAAATGGTGTTTATTTTAGAGGAAGACTGTTAAATAAAACACAAATAGAACTACCAGAGTACTGGACAGGATTGGTAGATGAAGATACAATTACAGTATCTATTACTCCAATCGGAGCTCATCAAGATATTATCGTAAAAAGAATTGGAGATAATACCATATATCTTCAGGCAAAACCTGGCATTCCCATTAATTGTTTTTATCATATTTTTGGAACCAGAAAAGATGTACCACAATTAGTAACGGAGATTGATGCATAATGGCATACACATTTGAAAAATATGGAACTTTTGCAGGTCCTGGAGTAAGTGTTGAGTATAGGGATAATGATGATTTTTCTGTAGAACCTTTTGATGGGTACTTCAATTTAACTGATGTATCCATGGTTCTTGCTAATACAACAGCGTCTCCTGCTGATTACGTTTATATGCATTTAAATGGGACCAGTACATCTACAGTCACGTTAGAAAGAAGCACAGGTCCCATTCCAACCTTTAATATTGAAGCAAATAATGCAAATTTTAGTAATAATGTAAATATCACTAATAATTTAGAAGTATTTGGGGCTATTAAAGGTCCAACAATTGAGGATCTTAAAGATAAGATTAATTCTAAAAAAGGATTTGATATTCCACATCCCACTAAAAAGGATCATAGGCTTAGATATATTTGTATTGAAGGACCTTCTGCCGAAGTTTATCTTCGTGGAAAACTAGAAAATGAATCTGTAATAAAATTACCTGATTATTGGATAAATCTAGTTGATGTTGAAACTATTGGTGTATCTTTAACTCCAATAGGACATTATCAAGAATTATTTGTTGAAAGGATAGAATGGGGGACTCAAATTATAGTTAAAAATAATTCCGCAACAGCAATTAATTGCAATTTTGTTGTTTTTGCAGAGAGAAAAGACACTGAAAAGAATGTTTCAGAATACCAAGGATTGACACCAAACGACTATCCAGGAGATAATAAAGAATATAATATCAATGGTCTATAATGAATAAAGTTCATGAAATATTTCCCCTGGTGGTCTATCAGGGATTGATAGATTGTCATGAAGAATTTAAAAAAAATAATTTAGATTCTTTAAAAGACTATTGGTTTAATGGTTATGAAAATGAAAGTCCAGAATTTTCTGGAAAAATATTTGTTCATCATCAAGAGCAATATAAACTATTTTTTAATTCATTAAAGAAAAATATTGACGAGTATATGCAGCATTTGAATGTTGATCATACTAAATTAAGTTATCATATTATTAAAGCATGGGTTGGATGTCATTTAGACGATACAACACCATCAATTACTCCTCATTATCATAATGAATCTAATATTAGTTTTGTTTATTATTTGAAAACAGACGAAACTTCTGACAAATTTTGTATAAATCAAAAAAACAATCGTAATGAAGTTGCTGGAGGATTATTTGAAACTGCAGATAAAAGGAACACTTTATTAGGATATAATCGGTATAATTGTAATTATTACACTATCAGTCCGATTGAAGGTACAGTACTTTTGTTTCCAAGTAATACATATCATTTTACGCAAAAATTTACAGAAAGAAAAGGAGAAAGGATTGTTATACCAGGCGATATTCGCATTACTCTTAAAAAAGAGAATCCAGATTATCATCAAGGATCAACACATCCATCTCAATGGTTAGAACTTTAAGTAATAAATAACTATTAATAAAGTAAATCAGATAAATTAACAAATGAGTTATTTAAGTCAATTTGCTAGTGGCGGAACTATTCCATTTAAAATAAATCCATCTGCAATTCCTCTAGATCTTCTACTTGTTGGTGGAGGTGGCGGCGGGGGTGATTATTATTATGCAGGTGGCGGTGGTGGTGGAAGAGTTGTTTACATTCAAACTGTTTATGTTGTAAAAGGAGATACTTATACAATAACAATTGGAGCTGGAGGTGCAGGAGCTTCTTCAGGATCAACTTCAGGATCTCAAAATGGCGGTGATACTCTCTTTGGACAAATAAGATCCGAGGGTGGTGGTGGAGGTGGCGGGTATTATTTTACGTCTGCAAAAGCAGGTGGTTCTGGTGGCGGTGGATCATATTATTACACCACAGGAGGAGCTCCTTTGTCTTCAACTGCATCCGGATCATTTACATTTAATTTTTTATCTCCCAATCTTAGCGGTTCAACTTCTTCATATGGAAATAGTGGAGGAACCGGTTCCAGCACAATTGCTGGAGCTGGAGGTGGTGGTGCAGGATCAGTTGGTGGAAATGGTAGTAGTAACGCAACTTATAATGGCGGAAATGGAGGAATAGGAATACAAAATAGTATAACAGGAACTGCTACTTATTATGCTGGAGGAGGTGGTGGGGCCGGATATTCTACTTATGGTTCAGGAACTGGTGGAGCTGGAGGTGGTGGAAATGGTAGTTATTATATTAACAATAATGGAACTGCTGGAACACCTAATACTGGTGGTGGAGGGGGTGCATCAAACTATGATTATGGCGGAAAAAATGGTGGATCTGGAATTGTTATAATTGCATATCCCGATACATATGCAGCTCCAACTTCCATTACAGGAACTAATGATCAGCCAACAAGATCTGGGTACAGAGTTTATAGATTTTATAGTTCAGGTTCAATTACATTTTAAAAACTTATGGCACACTTTGCAGAAATTAATCACGAAAATCAGGTTCTTCGTGTAATTGTTGTTGGGAATTCGGATTGTATGAATGAACAAGGACAAGAATCTGAAGATGTTGGAATTGCATTTTGCAAGTCCCTATTTGGAGATTATACAAATTGGAAGCAAACCAGTTATAATGGAAATTTCAGAAAAAATTATGCAGGAGTTGGATGTTATTATGATGAAATGAGAGATGCTTTTATTCTACCAAAACCATTTGAAAGTTGGAGATTAAATGAAGTAACTTGTAGGTGGGAACCTCCATTCCCAATGCCAGAGCAGGACCCAGAAAACCCAACTCCATATAGATGGTTAGAAGACAAGCAAGAGTGGGAAAAAATCACAATACCTTCTTGACACCAGCACCGCACCGTGCTATGATACTTAGGTAATCACGAAACAAACCTAATGAAAGATGAATACCTTGCACGGTGCGTGGTTGATCCTTTGAAGAGGACTGTTTATCTTTACTCTAATGAAGGGACAGAAAAAAAAGTGTCCTGTGATACGGTTGATGAGTTTATGAACGTGTTAGAATTTGTACGTTCAACAGTTGATGAGAAAACACTCTCATACGCAAATCCTCTATGAGACCAGAAACAAGAGAATCAATGGAAATGCTTTTCACTGCTAAGTGGAACGTTCCGAAGGCAGCAGAAAACTGTAATCTCACCAATAAAGAAATGAAGATTACGTTTAATGAATACTGCCGTTTACATCCCGCCACTTATATGGTAGAATCTAACAGTCAACTCAGTTTCCTCTGAGTTTTTTATGCCCGTGTAGTCCAGCGGAAGAGACAAACGACTTAAAATCGTTCCAGCGTCGGTTCGAATCCGACCACGGGTATTAGAGGAAATAAACAACCTCTAAATAAACAAAAGTAGGAAAAATTCCTATGAAGTACAGAATTGATGCCAGATATGTTTGGTATAATCGCGGAACTCAAATTGTTCTGATGTACTTTATAAATCAAATTCCTTTTACTTTTGATGATGTTCCAGATGATGGTCTTTATGATTTGAGTCTGATTGAAGTAGCAGACAACGAAAGACGCTTTGAACCAGAAGATCTTTATCAAGCATCATATTATCTGATGTTGGAAGAGTGTCACCCTCTGATGTTTGAACTTGAACTGGAAAATCCAGAAATGTTGCCTGCAGATTAAATGCCCTTGTAGCTCAGTGGTAGAGCAACGGTTTTGTAAACCGTTGGTCGCTGGTTCAAATCCGGTCGGGGGCTCTTGAGTTCTTTATAACTCCAATGTCATTAATTTCACAAAAAGACCGAGAACTTGCTATTGAAGCGTTAGAGCATTATAAGACAAAAATTCCACTAACCATCACTATGGGAGAACTTGTTTCTGATACCGTCATCAAACAAGACGAACAAAAAATGATGGAGATAAACGCTCTAATCAATTGGATTAAATTGGAGTATCAAAAGAATGAACATTAAACTCTGGTATTGCGAGTCCATGAAACAATGGCGATGGACTCTTACAGATAGTTCGCGTCCTATTCGTAAGCAAGAATCTGGTCAGCAACCAGATCTTCGCGATGCAATGAATGATATTGCAAGTACAGTAGAATATATGATGAAATCCTAATACAAATGAGTAAAAATACTCAGTACTTTATAGATAGAGTAAGTAAAGAAGAAATCAAAAATCTTCTTTACAATTTTCACTATCTTAAAGACGAATCAAAGGACTTCAAAAGTGGATACAATTACGGTTTATTCAAATCCAGTATTTCTGACGTTTTGCATATCGGTAACTGCTACGCTACTTGTGTTTTCACTAAAATCCCCGTCCCAGAAATAGCAGTTGGGGCATTTGGATTGCAAAGACATGAACAAGAAGGTTTGTATGAACTTTCTAGGTTATGTGTACACCCCGACATTCAAAAGACAGAGTATAATATAACTTCTTGGTTTGTCAGTCGTTGCATTAGGAGATTTAGAAAAGATGCCAGCGTTCGTTGTATTCTTAGTTACGCTGATGCTAATCACCACACTGGAACTATATACAGAGCTTGTAATTTTGGTTACTACGGGTTAACAGATCCCAAAAAAGATTTTTATTATGCCGATGGAACAAAACACTCAAGAGGAAGTGTAAAGGGTGCTAAAGGTGAATGGAGAGACCGAAGTAGAAAGCATAGATACTTAATGATATTTGATAAGGAACTCAAAGAACGGTTGACATGGGAAGAAGAAAAGTGGTATAATAGTAAAGACGATACTGAATCGTTACAGTGACCCAAAAAGTGTGACTTCAGAACCCTCTTCGGAGGGTTTTGTTGTATGATAAATAATCCATAACGGAACTATAAGTATTAATAAGATGGGTCTTTCACGCCTCGATAATTTTTTGAAGTCTGTAAGAGGAACAATATTATATGTTGATCCAAATAGTCTTGACTCCACTGATAGTATTGAAAATCAGGGGAATAGCCTCACAAGACCATTTAAAACTATTCAAAGAGCATTAATTGAAGCATCTAGATTTTCTTATCAAAGAGGATTAAACAACGATAGATTTGGCAAAACAACTATTCTAGTTTATCCAGGAGATCATATTGTTGATAATAGACCCGGTTGGATTCCTGACGGGACAAATAATTATAAGTTAAGAAATGGAACATCATCAAATGATTTTCCACCATTTGATTCAACAACTAGTTTTGATTTAACAGACCCAAATAATTCTCTCTACAAATTGAATAGTATTCATGGTGGTGTTATTATACCTCGTGGTACTTCACTTATTGGTATGGATCTTCGCAAAACAAAGATCCGTCCAAAATATGTTCCAAATCCAGAAAATGATAATATTGAAAATTCTGCTATTTTCCGCATAACAGGTGGATGTTATTTTTGGCAGTTTTCTATTTTTGATGCGGACCCAAATGGATTATGCTATGTAGATTATACAGATAATCTGTTTGTACCCAATTTTTCTCACCACAAATTAACAGCATTTGAATATGTTGATGGAGTAAATAATGTCACGATTCAAGACGTATTTTATCAAAATCGTCTGAACTATGATAGAACTGATCTTGACATGTATTATGAAAAGGTTGGTATTGCATACGGAGCTTCTTCTGGAAGAGCAATTGAACCAGATTACCCATCAGATTCTTTAGATATTGAACCAAAAATTGATGAATATAGAATTGTTGGATCTACTGGTATTTCTGTTGGTATTACAAGTATTAGATCTGGAAATGGTGTTGTTTCTTCTAATAAGATTAGAGTTACTGCAGTAAATCCCATTCCAGGATTAGAAGTTGACACACCTATCCGCATTGAAGGAATTTCTGCAGATGGATATAACGGTCAATTTGTTATTTCTGAAAAATTAGATGATCGTACTATTGTTTATACAGTTCAAAATTCACCTGCAGTAGCACTTCCCTCTCCTGCAGGATCAATTCTATCTCTTTCTTCTGATACTGTTACTTCAGCTTCTCCTTACATTTTTAACATCTCAATGAGATCTGTGTATGGAATGTGTGGTGTTTTAGCAGATGGAGATAAAGCTGGTGGATTCAAGAGCATGGTTATTGCTCAGTTTACTGGTATTGGACTACAAAAAGATGATAAAGCTTTCGTAATTTATAATCCAGACACAGGATTATACGAAGATAATACAATAGTTGGTAATGAAACTCTAAGTTCAAATTCTAGATCTGTATTTAAACCAAAATATAAAAATTATCACATTAAATGTATTAACGATGCGTTCATTCAAAACGTTTCAATTTTTGCCATTGGATATGCTGAACATTTTTCATCTGAAAGTGGTGGAGATATGTCCATCACGAACTCTAACTCAAACTTTGGTGCAAAATCATTAGTTTCTAGTGGATTTAGAAGAAACGCTTTTCCAAGAGATGATTTTGGTTACATAACACATATTATTCCACCAAAAGAATTTCCTATAGATGAATACTCAGTTGAATTTGCATCATTAGATGTTGCAACAACTATAGGAATTGGAACAACTACTGAAAGATTGTATCTTTATTCTCAAACAGATCAGGATGTTCTTCCAGAACATGTTATTGAAGGTTTTAGAATTGGGGCAAAGGAAAATGATTATTTGAATTTAACAATATCTCAAAATGGAATTACTGATCAATACATATCTAGAATTGTGATGTCAAATTCTCAGACAAGTTCTGAGAAATCTTTTAGAGTTTCTAGAAGTATTGCAGGAATCAACAGTATAGGTCAATATAGCACTACCTCTCAAGAAAATGTAATTACCTTACAACAAATTCATACGTTTGAAAATGGAGAAACAGTTCGTGTCATCAGTGATAATGGACAATTACCAGATGGTTTATCTCCAAATAGTGTTTATTATGTAATTACAAATGCCAATGCTTCTAGCGGACTTACTACGACAAGAAATATTAAACTTGCAAATACACTAAACGATGCGAAAAACTCCAATGAAATTTCTATTAATAATATAGGTGGAAGTTTAACTATAGTAAGTAGAGTATCAGATAAAAAACCAGGTGATATTGGGCACCCAATTCAATGGGATACTTCGCAAAATCAGTGGTATATAAAAGTTGCAACTGCATCTACAGATAATACGATTAGATCAGCTTTCTCAGCACTAGGAACTCCTATTCTTGGTAATGTAACTCCAAGAACATTTATTACTCGTAAAAAAGATAATAGAAATTCTTCCGATAGAATTTATAGATTTAGATACGTAATTCCATCAGATACAAATAATTCTTATGGAAAACCACCAACAGATGGATTTGTAATTCAAGAATCAAATACATCTATTGGATCAACTGATGGTGAAATCCAAACTTACTTTGGAAGTGGATCCTTAAGCAATATTAATCAACAAAGAAACTTTAGATTTATTTCAAATGCAAATTGGAGTGGAAATTCTGCCAATATTTTAACAGAACTTCCCCACAATTTATTAGTTGGAACTCAAGTTGAGTTAGTAAATATTGAAAGTGGATATAATCCAACTGGAGCTGCACAAACTGGATTTAACAGACTATACACTGTTACAGGTGTAACAAGTTCTAGAGAGTTTGTTGTAGGATTAAATACAGATCCTGGTGCATTTTTAAATGATATTAATGTTCGTAATACATCTCTACCTTATTTTAAAAAGAAAAAGTATCTAACAACCTATTTTATTCAACAAACTAAAGAAGTTCAAAAATATATTACAGGAGAACAGGATGGAATTTACCACATAACTGTTCTTAATGCTTCAAACTCTCCAGTAGTAAATCCATTTTTTGATGATAATTATGCACAACCGGTTAAGAATCTTTATCCACAATTAAACAGAGATAATCCAGTTTCTGATCCAACAGAAACTAATTCTTTTGCATCATCATCTTTAATTGGCGAAGTTGTAGTTAATGATGTAAAAAGTAGTATTACAAAAGAAACGATTAATAAATTATTAAAAGATGTTAATATTGGTATTGGTGTAACAAATATTATATCTACAACAAATACATCCCATGATATTTTTACATCTGTTGATCATGGATTTAATAGAATTACAAAAGTTGGTATCGCCAAAACTGGTACTGGATATGTGCCTGGAACGTATCATAATGCAAAACTAATTGGATTTGTTGGATCTCCATCCGGACTTCATGCTACAGCAAAAGTAACAATTGATTCTTACGGAAGTATTTCTAATGTTATTATTATGCATGGGGGAAGTTCCTACGGAATCGGTAACACTTTATCAGTTGTAGGAATTCCAACAATCACTGGACATAGTGTTGGTGTGGTTTCTGTTACTAAAATATATGATAATGTAGGAGATGTCATCAAAATTTCTGGCATTTCTTCCAACTCATATTCGGCATACAATGATTTGTATAGAATCGTTAATGTTAAAGTTGGAGCTGCTAAGAGTTTTGTTACAGAATCTGCATATTCAGTCGTAGGTGCTGCTATAACCACAACTGGAATCGGAAATACTATTTCCTCTGGGTCATTTGCGTATTTAACTGGAAAGGCAGTTGCTATTTCTAGCGTTAGATATACACCATCTACAGGTATTGCAACAATAGTAACTTCCAATTATCATGGATTTAACATTGAAAATAAAATTAGATTAGCTGGATCTGATGCATCATTATACAATGGAGATTTTGTCATTACCAGTAATGTCGGGTTAACTTCATTCACTGTTAATGTCGGAATTAGAACACTCTCTCCAAACGTCACCACTTTGGGATATGTTTATCCTAGAGGAATCGCATCAAATGATGGGATTGTTTCATCAGATAATGAAAATATTGGTGGTAGAATGGCATATACTTATGCCGGAATTACAACGTCCCTTTATTTTGAGATTTCAGATTCAACGACAGATAATGTAACTATTAGAGGAATTCAAAATCTTGACATAAGAATAGGTGATTATCTACAAATAGACAATGAAATAGTCAGAGTTAAAACTACTGTTTCTCAAACAATTGCCGAGGGTGATCCAATTTATGTTTTCAGAGGGGCATTTGGAACAATAGCAGCAAGTCACAGAATTAATTCTACTGTCAAGAGAATATTTGTAAATCCTGTTGAATTGAGAAGAAATTCTATTATTCGTGCTTCTGGGCATACTTTTGAATATGTTGGATTTGGTCCAGGCAACTATTCTACCGCATTCCCAGATAAACAGGACCGCTTAATTTCTGCCCAAGAGGAACTCTTAGCACAATCTACCAGAAAAGATGGGGGTGTAAACTTCTACACTGGTATGAATGATAAAGGAATTTCATACTCGGGTAACAAAAAATTAAGCACAATTAATGGACAAGAAGAAATTTTTGATACTCCTTTCCAGACTGTAACTGGTGAAGATATTTCAAATGAATCTGCAATTAATATTACCAGTGCAATTGAAGGTAATTTCACAAGATCTATTCGGGTTGAAGGTGGATCTGATGGTAAAGCGATTTCAGAATTTAATGGACCTATTTTAATAAATGACAAATTAACGTCAACTTCACCTAGAGGTGTTGAAGCGGTTTCTCTATTTTTACAAGGTGATGCTTCAGTTTCTAGAAAATATACTGTTGGTATTTCCACACCATCACTTGCAGGAAACCCAGGAGACGTTCAATATAATGCATCTCCAACGACAGGTGATTATATTGGATGGGTTTGGACTACAAATAATCAGTGGGAGAGATTTGGTAGAATTTTCCCATATTCAGAAAATACTATCGGCGTTTCTGCGAATAATAGTTATGTTGGTCTTGCTTCTAACCTCAACTTTACTGGATCTGGATCAGTTAAAGTTAGTGGATCATATAATTCAGTTGGTATAGCAACATTTACTATATCGGCCGATCCTTCTGCAATTGGACTTCGTAGGGAAGGTTCTTATCTTGGAGTTACAACTCAAATTGATTTAAGAACTAGAAACTTAGATCTCACTACACAAATTACACCAGCAGGAATTTCTACAGTTACTATAGTTGGACTTGGTACTACAGAATCTCATAGAGCTACCCAATTTATCAAAATTGGAGCAACAGCAACTAATTTCTTAAAAGCTGGTGGCGCAGATTCTACACTTACATCTTCTGAAGTTACTACTGCTCTTGGATTTATTCCTGCAAACTCATCTTCAGTCTCTGGCGAATATCCATTAGGAAACTCTGTAGTTCTTGATAGTATTGATCAGTCAATAAATGGAGGACCATTTAATGGTTCAAGAACTGATTTTACGATGAAAATTAATGGAAATGCATTTATCCCTGCAGGTAATTCTGCTAACTTGCTTGTTTCTATTGGTGGAGTAATTCAAAAACCAGGAACAGATTATACAATTGTTCAAACTGCAGGAGCAAATACTAGCACAATTAGATTCGCAACTGCCCCACAAACAGGGAAGTCTCATTTTATTGTTGCATTAGGAGGTCAAGGTGCATTATTAAGTGACCTTGCATGGAATAACAAAGGCGAATTAGTTGCCGCTGTGGGCGATAATACTGCAGCAATTGTAGGTCCAGGTGCTGATGGAACTTTCTTTACCGCAGATTCAACAGTTGGAGTTGGAGTAACTTGGAAAACTCTTTATGATGTTACAACGACATCTACTGGTAAAACACTGACAAATCGTGAGTTTTGTAATGTAACTGCAAATAGTATCACAATATCTCTTCCATCAACTCCTCAAACAGGATGGTTTGTTCTTATCGGAAATACTGGTTCATTTACCAATATAACTGTCGGTAGAAATGGAAGTAATATTATGGGACTTGCAGAAGATATGATATTAGACTTTGAATATGCTTCAGTTGGGTTTATGTTTGTCAACGCTTCTCTTGGATGGAGATTAATTTAATTTAAAAGGAGGATTCCAAATGTCTCAAACACAAGTAGATTTAATTTTAGACGGGTCTGTGGGAACATCTGACCTAGCCGATTCATCTGTGACAACTGCAAAGTTGGCAGATGCAAATGTGACGACAGCAAAAATTGCAGATGGTGCGGTCACAAAAGGAAAACTTGATTCAAGTATTACTTTTAGCGCACCATTTACTACTATTGGGTTTTTTATTCCAATTTAATTATCAACTACCATCTTCTTTTATTGAAATAATATTATATGCATTAATATTACTTAATGAGAAGGTATGCCCATTAGCGAGCATAATTTCTGTAGGAAAAGCTAGTGTATCTACTATAGAAAAATTTGCCGCAACTGCATTATTTGCCGTCATAGCACTTAAAGTAATAGGACTTGTAGTACTATTACCTGAATAAAATGCGATATTTTTTCCAAATGCTCCCACATTATTATGAATTACAGAAACTGCTCCACCAGAACCCCAACTCATAGTTACATTATTTACGTCAACAGCACGAGCATAATTAATGATAATTCTTACATTTTGTCCCGTGCTATTAGTATAAGAAAAATTGCTAGATCCACTAAAAACTTCAGAAGCCATATTTACTGTTAATATACTTTTTTATTATTTAGTGTCTTATAAATAACTAGAAAGGTAGGCGCTCTCCACCTATGGCAATTCAGAAGAATTTTGTAGTAAAGAACGGTCTTGAAGTAGATACTGACCTTATTGTAGCCGATTCCTTAAATAATAAAGTAGGTATCGGAACGACTGTACCGAGAGCAAAGTTAGAAGTTTTAGGTGGAATTGCAGCAACAGATTTAAATGTAAGTGGAATTTCTACGGTTAAAACATTAGTACTTGAAGGTCCTATAGCAGCTGGAAGTCTTACGAGTTTAGGATCCACCGGACAATATTTAAGAAGTACTTACTCTGGTGTTGAATGGGCATCTTTTCCTAATTTTAGAACAGTAGAAACTTTTACTGCTTCGGATGGTCAATTTGTTTTCCCATTTGTTCATACTCCAGGTGAAGTTGATGTATATGTAAATGGTGTTAAACTTTCTAATTCAGAATACAGTGATAGTAGCGTTGACGTTACTTTAATAAACTCATCTTTCCAAGGAGATACTGTAGAATTAGTCGGTTATGGGGTGTTAGGTGCATATACCGGATCTACTGGAATTTCTGGAATTACTGTTCTAGACGAAGGTGTTCCAGTAGGAATAATAGATACTGTCACATCAATTAACTTTGTTGGTGGTGACGTTGTTGCTGCAGGAACAGGAGCTGGAGTAACAGTCACAATTGCACCAACTGATTTAAATTATATTGAAGGTGATGCTAGAATTACAGGAATACTTACTGTAGGTCAGACAAGTGTAACTATCAATGGACCTCAAAATAGTATCAGAACGGGAACAATAACTACAAAAGAACTTAAAGTTATTGGAGGTTCATACTCAAGTCTTGACTTTTTTAAAACCGTTGATAATCCAGTTGGTATTGGATCCACGGTAATTATTTTAGATAGTACATCGGGAATTATTGTTGGAGATAAAATAACAGTAGTTGGTGTTTTAACAGAAGCATCAATTGTTTCAATAGGAACTGTTCCATTTGATCTTTACAACAGAACATTTTTAAATACTTTTACCAATATTAACATTGGTATTGGATCAACTGCTATTGGTGTGGCAAGCACTACTGGAGTTTCAATAGGAAGTTCCATCAGTATTGTTGGTATTATTACAAATGCTCCTGTAGTAGGATTTGCCACTGTTGCAGTTGGGGGAGGATATGTACATGCTGCATTAATTGGTCCCGGATTTGCAAAGACATTTGTTATTCCCGTCAACTCCCCTGTTGGATTCTCAAGTGCGATTACTCAAAAAGATGTCGTTAGAATTGGAACAGGTAGTACTATAAATGTAGGCATCTCATCTGCAAGTACGGCTATTATACAACGATTTGTAAGTTCTTCTAGCGATTTAAATGTTTCTGGAGTAATCACTGCCGCATATTTTTACGGTAATGGATCAGGATTAACTAATCTGGGTGGTAGTGGGGGAATTGGAACTCAATGGGTAACAACGAATGTAGGAATTCATACTTTATCTAAAGTTGGTATAGGAACCACTGCAAAATCATTATATTCTCTTGACGTAAATGGAGATTTAAATTTTAGTGGTTCTTTATATCAAAATGGAAGTTCTTTTGTTGCATCCAGATGGACTACAGGAATTGGAAATGATATTTATAGATTAGATGGTGATGTTGGTATAGGAACAACAAATCCATCTTCAAAATTATCTGTTACTGGCAATACTTACCTCAATGGATCTGTTGGTATAGGAACCACAAATCCAAATACTAATTTGCATGTGCAAGGTAATATTAAAGTAACAGGAGTAATCTACGATAAAGATGATAATGCAGGTTCTGCTGGATATGTAATATCATCTAATGGATCAAATATTACCTGGATTGATGGAACTTCTTTAGGTGCTCAGGGAACTCAAGGTTCTTCAGGTTCTCAAGGTGTTCAAGGAGTTTTAGGTGCTCAGGGAAATGAAGGTTATGTTGGGCAAGATGGTTCTCAAGGAAGTCAAGGAACTATAGGTGCCCAAGGAACTCAAGGAATTATAGGTGCCCAAGGAACTCAAGGAACTTTAGGTGCCCAAGGACTTCAAGGACTACAGGGATTAGATGGCCAATTTGCGGGTCAAGGAACTCAAGGAACTTTAGGTGCCCAAGGAAGTCAAGGAACTTTAGGTGCCCAAGGATCTCAAGGTCTTAATGGGTCTCAAGGTATTCAAGGAGCTATAACACCATTAGATATAAATTCATCCTCATCTGGATCATTTAGTGTTGTTCTTACATCATCAACATCTGGTTCAATTTCCACAATTTCTATTGGAAATACGACATCAAATCCTCTCATTTATAACGCATCAATTCCTGGAGTTGGTATAGGAACAACTAATATTAGTGCTTCATTACACTTAGCAGCAGGAAAATCTGCAGCGAATGGATCCCCATTAAAAATAAATTCGGGTTTATTATTAACATCTCCAGAAGCAAATGCAATTGAATATGATGGAATCAACCTTTTCTTTACTCAAAATGATACTACAAATGGATCCAAGAGATCTTTTATTGATGCAACACAGTTCTACAGATTGAGTGCCGATCAGACACCAATTTCAGCATCTACTATAGAAACTTCGGTTTCTTGGTTTGGTTCTGGATCTTCCTTTGCTTTAATGAACGGATATTATTATGAAATAGAAGGTAATTTATTCTTCACTAAGACCACTAGTGGAACTGTAACTTTAAGTTTTGGTTCTTCTTCCGCTCTTGGTTATACATCATTAACGGCAACATCTTCAATATTTGGATCAACAGCTAATGGCGGAAATGTTAATGTTGGAATTGCTCAAACAGTTAGTATGTCTGCTACTGGAAGCATTGTTGGTGGAGTTTCTGGGTTAATTTATGTAAGAGGTATTATTATTCCAGCAGATAATTGCAGAGTAACTACAAAAGCACATGTAGGTGCTGGATCCATTACGCCAAAACAAGATAGTTACGTTAAGATTCGTTGTTTAGGGAATGCAAATTCTATTGGCAATTTTGCATAATCATCCAATTCTAAATAAAGTTATAGGAGATCCGTAAGAATGGCATACAATAGAGATCTATCCCAATTTGCATCTATTGTAGAAGTAAATAATACTTCTAAAAGAATTGGAATATCAACAGACATATCTGTATCTGGAGTAGTAACAGCTAATTATTTTTATGGAGACGGTAGATATTTAACTGATATTGTTGCTTCATTTGTGCCATCAGGAGCAACACAATCGGTACAAATTAATAATGGTGGATATCCAGCTGGCGCAAGTGAATTTTTCTATAATGTAGTTTCAAATAATGTTGGTATTGCTACATCAACTCCAACATCAAAACTTCACGTAAATGGCAATTCTCTATTCATTGGAATTTCAACATTTACAAATGGTCCAGTAATTATAGGTTCTGGAACTTCAACAGGAACTGCAACTCAAAGACTTCAAGTTACAGGAAAATCATATTTTACAGACTCTCTTGGTATTGGAGTTACAAATCCAACCAATAGAGTTGTGATTGGCGGAGAAACAGCACAATATCCACAATCACTACAAGTTCTATCAACACTCCATTCTTCATCAAGAAGAGCAGCAATTGCTATTGG